CACTGCTGGGGCGGGAAGCGCGCCAGCTGTTACGAAGCCGAGTAAATGCGGGAAACTTAGGTTTAGAAACGGACGGTTAGGTTTAGTGCCGCCAAACTAATGGCGTGCTGCGGAACCTGCTACAGCGCCTGTTCGTCGGCCCCTACTCGGCCACCCTGCTGCCCGACTCGAACGGGCCGCTGCCGTTCATCGCGCCCAGCAACGCGATGCGCTACACGCCCGTGTACCGCGCTGTCTCGCTGATCTCCAACGACATTGCGCGCGTGGACATGGAGATCAGCTCCAGCGGCGCTGACTCGCTGATGCGTAGCCCGTCGCGCTACATGTCGGCGTTCGAGTTCCGCAGGGCGATGACGTTCCAAGTGCTGCTATGGGGCAACGCGTTCGCGGCCATCAACCGCACGCGCGGCGGCGAACTGGTGGAACTGATCCTGCTGGAAACCGACAGCGTGTCGCTCGATGTGACCAGCGGCCAGCTGGTCTACAAGACGCGCGCCTACGGCGACCTGACGCCCGATCAGGTGTTTCATCTGCGCGCCCCGAGCCCCCACGGGCTGTGGGGCGAGTCGCCGATCAACCTGTGCAAGACCAGCATCCAGCTGCTGGCCGCGCAAGAGGACATGGCGCTCAAGGCCTACAGCAACGCTGGCAACCCGAAGATTGCGCTCGTCCATCCCGGACCGCTTTCGCTTGAGGCGCGCCAGCGCATCATGCAGGACTACGAGTCCAAGCACGCTGGCACCGCCAACACTGGCAAGCCGCTGGTGCTGGCCGAGGGGATGCGGATCGAACGCATCAGCTCGACGCTGGACGATGCCGGGCTACAGGCCGCGCGGCAGTACAGCGTCGGCGACGTCTCGCGCATCTACGGCGTGCCGTCGAGCTACCTCGCCGAGAACGTCGGCCCGTCGTACAGCTCACTTGAGTGGCTGTCGCGCATGTACGTCGATGGCTGCCTCAGCGCGTGGCTGTCGGTGTGGCGCTCCGAGATCCTGACGAAACTCGCATCGCCGTTCGACACGGTGGTGTTCGACACGGACGCGCTGATCCGTCCCGGCATGGCCGAGACGATGGCCGCGCTCCGCACCGCCGTCGAGGCTGGCTACATGACGCGCAACGAAGCGCGCGAGCGCCTCGACATGGAACCGCTCGATGGCTTGGACGATCCGATCATCGCGCTCAACATGGGCACGGGCGGCGGTCAGTCGAACCTCGGAGAGGACACATCCGAGCAGGAGGGCACGCCCAATGATTTCTAGGCGCACGCTGGAGGCGACCGAGCAGAAGATCGACGGACGCACCCTCGCCGGGTACGCAGCCGTGTACGGTCAGGACTCGCGCGAGATCGTTGAGCAGGGCCGCAGGTTCACCGAGCGCATCGCGCCGGGCGCGTTCAACGAGACGCTGTCGAGCGGCGGCGACGTGAAGCTGTTCATCAACCACCGCACCGACGAGATCCCGCTGGCGCGCACGCGCTCGGGCACGCTCAAGCTCAAGAGCGACCGCAACGGCCTCGCGTTCGAGGCGCAGCTCCCCGAGACGGCGCGCGCCGAGGAACTTCGCGCGGCGCTCGAGCGCGGCGACATGTCCGGCGAGATGTCGTTCGGGTTCTTCGTGGTCGAGGACAGCTGGAACAAGGACCGCTCGCAGCGCCTCGTCAAGCGCGCGCAGCTGGTCGAGATCAGCGCGGTGACCGACGCCGCGTACCCACAGACAACGTCGAGCCTGCGGAGCGTCTCCGCGGCCTATCGAAACGCCGCGTATCTGCGGCTCGCACTCCATTTCCGAAGGATGGCAGACAATGCAGGATGACATGACTGAGCTTCAGTCGATCACGCACGAGTACCGCAAGTCGCTTGCGGCCTACGAGGCGCGCACCGGACGCGCGACCCACACCGTCGATTCGCAGGGCAGCGGCGAGGAGCGTCAGAAGTTCGCGCGCATGGACGCCGACCTGTCGGCGGTCGAGGCGACCGCGCAGGTCCGCGCCCTCGAATCGCGCCTCGCGAAGCTTGAGTCGCAGCCGGTGCTTGAGTCGCGCCTGACCGCGCGCCCGACCGCGCTCGGCAACGCCGACGATCCGAACAGCCCGGCCTACTCGGCGCGCTGGCTCAAGGCGATGGTGAACAACGACCATGCCGAGATGCGCGCGCTGTCGCTCTCGTCCAGCAACGCTGGCATCCCGACCGACATGGAGCGCCGCATCGTCGAGCGCCTCCGCGAGGCGAACATCATGCGTGCCATCGCGGTGGTCACGCAGATCGACTCGAAGCGCACCATCACGGTGGAGAACGCGCTTCCGGCCACCAACCTGATCAGCGAAGCGAACACCATCACGGCGGCGGACCCGACGTTCAGCACGGCGATCAGCGTCGTGCCCTACAAGTACGCCACGCGCGTCGTGATCTCGCAGGAGTTCATTGAGGACGCCATCGGGCAGAACGGCATCGGCTCGGCGCTCGACTACGTCGCGCAGCGCGCCGCGCTCTCCATCGCGCTCAAGCAGGAAGAGGCCTACACCATCGGCACGGGCAGCAGCCAGCCGCAGGGCATCACCGTAGGCGTCTCGCAGGGCGTGGACCTCGGCACAGCTGCCGCGCTGACCACCACCACCGCCGACAACCTTGTGGATGCGATGTTCACGGTCGCCCCCGCGTATCGCAACAGCCCCCGGTTCCGCTGGCTGATCTCGGATTCGTTCCTGAAGCATGTCCGCAAGCTCAAGAACACCGTGACCAGCAGCGGCCAGCTTGAGTACATTTGGACGCCTGGCACGGCGACCGTCAACCAGCTCGTCGGCGGCCTTCCCGCGACGATCCTCGGCGTGCCGTACTCGGTCGGCCAGTACGTCCCGACCACGACTGGCGACGGCACCGTGTACGCCGTCATCGGCGATTTCAACTACTTCGAGATCTTCGACCGGACGGGCATCACCTCGATGGTTGACCCGTACTCCAGCTCGGCCACGCATCAGACGAACCTCATCCTGTACTCGCGCACGGACAGCAAGGTCATGCTGGCCGAGGCGTTCGCGTACATCCGCGGCTGATCCATTCTCCCCATGGGGTTAGGCGGGGAAACCCGCCTGACCCTTTTCCATGTCGGTACCGCTCTCCACAATCAAGACGGCGCTGAAGATCGACTACAGCGACGATGACACGGAGCTGACGAGGCTTCGCGAGGTCGCGTCGATGGTGGTCGAGCGCCGCACGCAGCTCAAGCTCCAGCCGGGCACGGAGTCGCTGTTCCTCGCCGACTGGACGGACACGATGATCCCCGTCGTGCCGTTCAATGCGATCACGCATGTGCGCTACTACAACACGGCGAACGTGCTTACGACGATGACGGCCACCGACTACTGGCTCGACCAATCGGACGGCCCGTCGCCCGTGATCCGATTCAAGGCATACCCGTCCATCTACGAGGGCACGACGATCATCGTGACCTACACGGCGGGATACAGCAGCATCCCCGATCCGCTGGTGCACTGCATCATCGCGCTGGTCGGTGCCTACTACAACAATCCCGAGGCCGTCCAGGCGGTCGGGCTCAGCACTGTCCCGCTGTCCGTCGAGTTCATCCTCGACCACTGGTCCACCAATTCGAGGATCCGATGATCTCGGGTGGCCGCCTCAAGCGCCTCGCGACGCGCATGGAACCGAGCGGAACCATCGATTCCCTCGGCATGCGCGGCGCTACGTTCTCGGCGGCTGGGACCTTTTGGTGCGACCTGCGCGAGGACAGCGCAGCCGAGCAGCAGTACGCGGACGGCATCGCCGTCGTGCGTTCGGTCGAGATCCGCGCGCGCTGGCAATCCATCGTCAACGTCGGGCTGACCGAGGTGGACCGCATCGACGTACGGGGCCGCACGCTCCGCATCAACGCCATCCGCAACCTTGACGAGGCCGACCGAGTCGCCGTCATCGACTGCACGGAGGTGGATTGATGCCGTCGATTGAAACGTGCGTCCGTGCGATGATCACTGCCGGTAGCTCGCTGTCTACGGCGGGAATCCCCGACGAACGCGTCATGCACGGGTTCCGCTTGCAGGACACGATTCTCCCGGCGGTCACGTTCGAGGTCGCGCAGGATGAATACATGGCCATCGGCAGTGCGCCGCTGAGGATGGCATCGGTCGAGCTGCGCGTCATCGCATCGACCACCACCGCCGCGCTGGCGTTCGAGTCGACCATCAGGAACCTCATCGTGACAGGCACGTTCGACGCCATCGTCGTGTCGGCGGTCGATTTCGTCGGGCGCTACGTCGAGCCCCCGGTGGTCGCGGACGGCGACGAGACTGAACCAGCGCAGCTGGTGTGCAACTTCACCGTGTACTACAAGGACTGATCCATGGCCATCAACGCTGCACTTTCCTCGTTCTCATTCGCCGGTACGATCGTTGCCGAGGTCGGCACCGCGTCGATCACGATGGACCGCGCGCCGCTGGAGTCGACTCCCATTGGCAGCAAGGTCCGCACGTTCATCGTTGGCGTCGGCAACGCAACCGCCAACCTTGAGATTTTCTACGATCAGGACAGCGCACAGCACACGGCGCTTGAAAACAACATCAACACCGGAGGGGCAGCCGCCGCCGTCATCCTGACTCTTGAGTCGAACAACACCTACACGGGCACGGCCTATGTGACTTCCTTCGAGGTCACGGCGCAGGCAGGAAGCCTCGTGCGCGCCAATGTCGGACTCCAGTTCACCAGCGCTGGTGGCAATGTGGACATTCTCAGCATCGCCTAATGGCACGCAACGCATCCATTGCTTACGTTCAGGTCGCCACCGGCGCAACGTGGAATACGGTCGCCGAGGTCGGCAGCGCCACGCTGACGCTTGAGGGTTCGCCCGTCGATGTCACCGAGTGGAACGACATGGATGCAAACGTGCTGCCCGGCGTGCGCCGGGGGCGCATCGACTTGGACCTATATTTCGACATTGCCAGCGGACAGCACACGACCCTTGAGAACTACGCCGCGGCGGCGGCAACCGAGGACTATCGCTTCGGCCTGACGTTCCCGCCGACGCCGACAACGCGGATCTACGAGGCGCTCGGAGTCATTACGGCGTTCAGCATCGTCGCGCAGGCCGGGCAGATCATCCGCGCGCGCGTAACGATCCAGTTCGCTGGCACCATCACCATCACATGAGCAACATCCGAGACATCCTCACGCTCCGCATCCACCGCACGACGGTGGACGGCGTGCCGTTCGGGCTGCGGCGTCCGAGCGCGCTCGACCTGATCGAGGCGCTACAGGTCAGCAAGGACAAGCCCGAGCACCTCCACGCGTGGCTGGTGATGCGGCACGCGCTCGACACCGATGACAAGCCGCTCTTCGGCAGCATCGCCGATGTGCTCGACGCGGACGCGCTGACGGTGCAGAAGATCGGGAAGATGGCGGAGGAGCTGTACAGCGAAGGCCGGGACTGAGCGAGGCGCAGCGGACCGTGCTGCGATGCGCCTTGAGGTACCACAGCGCGGGACTAGACACTCTGAGCGTGGCGATCATCAATGCCGACCTTGAGATTCCCGACTGGCACGCGATCCGGCGTCAACTCGACGCCCGGTCGCAGCACAGGCAGGGGCAGCGGCTACATGACGGCGCAGGTGGAGAAGGCGTCCATGCAGAAGCTCGCACGGCAGCTCGAATCGGTCGAGCCCAAGCTCCGCGATGAGATCGCCAAGAAAGCGCTCCGCGAGTGGGGCAAGGCGGTCCGCAAGGCCGCGCGCGCCAATGCGTGGAAGAACGCCGAGCGCACCAAGCAGCAGATGACCTACAAGGTCAAGCGCTACAAGCGCGCCGTGTGGGCTGGCGTCGGCGTCAAGACCGACAAGATCGACCGCAAAAAGAAAGTCACCAGCGCGGGACGCAAGTCGCCCTACGTCGGCTGGAAGGCGCATTTCATGGAAGTCGGCTGGCACGCTTGGCCGAAGGGCGTGCGCGGCAACGTCGAGCGCGGCGTCGAGATGCTGCGGAACCGGCGCATCGCCGCTGGCGAGGGCGCTACCCGGCAAATCACCGTCTACCGCAATGGCAAGCCGCATGTCCGCACGATCACCGAGCGCGCGCGCACGCTGTCGCGCGACGGCACGGGGCCAGGCGGCGGTCGCGGCTGGCGCAAGGGCGTGCGGGGGCGGTTGGGGCGGTTCCTGACCAAGTACGCGCGGCACTACATGTGGCGCGCCGCGCAGGTCGGTCGGCAGCTTGCCACGAACAAGGTCGTACCCAGCATCAACGACGC